GATTTATCAGTAAATACAAGAATAAGATTCCGGGAAGGAACAGCTCCCATTATTTTTGTTCCACTTCCCAATCGTATAGATCCAGCGGTACTACTAACACTTGGAGTCCAATTTGTTAAATCTTCCTGATTAGACCACCGTACCAACAAGGGATCAAATGTACCATTAAGATCATTACAACCAAGACACAAAGCATGACGATCCAAGGGAGAAACAATAACATGATCTGTAATAGTTGGAGCAGCCGTCACTAAAACAGAACGAGTTGATGTTCCATTATTTTCTACCCACTGATACAACTTTCCTGTGGGTGCGTAATTAGATAAAAGATTTTCTCCAAAATGATCTAAAGACCATTGCCTTAATCCTTGTGTAACATCTGATACAGAAGCGGCTTCATTATATCCATTTCTTCCATATACACCGACACCATAACCATATTGAGTTGTGGCAATAAAAGCACCTGATGTTAAAAGAAATTTAATATTAGCTGCATTTGTAGTTGTGCTGGTTTGTGTGGCTGTTGTTGTGGCAGAAACGGTAAATGAATTACTATTAACAACACTTACTTTGTAATCTCCACTAAGTTTAATATTGGCAATAGAGGTTGCACTTACAACATATACATAACTATCTTGTGTTGTACCATGTCCTGCCGCTGATACAAGAACACGGGTACTTCCAGAAGTAAATGTTAAATTGGCAGATGAAGTAGAAGTAATACAAGGTGTAATATCAGAAGTAATACCACCTTGAAAAACATATAATTTATGCTGAGTACCAAAACCCAGATAACGATCTCCATCATTATTGACCCACGACATGATATCCCGTGAAGTTCCGATAAAAGATGTTGCTAGTTTTTTCTGCCACCCTCTTATATTTTCAGGTTTACCATCTCTGAATCTGACACGATTACCGTCATACCATCCACCTTCAGCAGCATACTGAGTTGTTTCCCGCATAATACCGGGTCGGAATTTATATTGTGTAGTAATTGTTTGTGTTGACATATTTTATTCTAAATAAATTAAAGTAAAGCAGAACGAATAGCATAAAGAAAATGACTAAAAACCATGAATCCGATGGTCCACATTATCTTGGTAATTGTATTAATTGATTGCTGAATATGATAAAGATCATTCTTTTTAATAGTATCAATACGTTCATGAACAAGACGGATTTCTCCGTTTATCTGGGCTATAGCTAATTCATTTTCTCGGGCCTGTTTATTATCATCCATTTTTTTACCCTATTGTTCCATGAGTTGTACCATTATTTGTAACACTTACTGTATAATCATTTTTTCTAACAGCATATCCGCCTGATCCTGCTGATCCTCCTGTACTTCCATCATTACCATCACCTCCATCTACTCCATCTTCTCCATAGTCACCACCATCTCCACCATCACCGCCTATTGCAGTAACACCTGAACCACTTTCTGAAGTACCTCCCTGTCCACTATCAGCTGTTGTATTTGTAGCTCCTTGTCCATCTCCACCAGCACCACCGTTTCCATATCTATCATTATAATCATCATCAACTTGATGACTACCTGCTCCACCTCCACCGCCACCACCGCCACCACGAACTGTGGAACCAGAAGCAATATTTAATTGAGCATCACATACAAAACTCATTGAATCACTACCAGAACTACCGGGATTGCCATTATGAGAAGACTCAGCACCACTTACAAGAGCACCTCCATCTCCCTGATAACCTGTTATTGTTCCTCCAATACTTACAGCAACTGTATGAATTGATCCAATTGTTCCGGTTTGCCAAGCATCAACTCCAGCTGAAGTTGCTGTAATAACAACACCACTTTTAAGTGTATAGGAAATTGTAGAAGCAAGAGTATTATCAAAACCTCTTGCATCCAGTAATGTTCTAAGATTTACATCAGTTGTAGAAGTATTGGTAATAATATCAAAATTTGTTAAACCTCCCCCTCCGATTAGTGCTGTAAAAGGTGCTTGTATAATAGACATTTTTATTTATTATCCTGTTTTAAAATCTTGAGCACCAGCAACATCAATCAATATATCTGAACCTGATACGTGTCTTACAAAATATGAAAGCATATCAACTGAACTTGCGGAAGCAGTTGGTGTAATTGTTACTCCTCCTTTCCACTGCCATACAGGAGAAGTTGTAACTACTCTATCTCCTGTACCATCCTGAATAAGATAAATAACACCACATTGTCCCTGTGTTACATTAGTAGGCGTTCCCATAGAACAAGTGGCTGCTGTTAAAACAACCTTAAAATGATTTGAAGTTGCAAGATTGAGAGCTAATGCAGCTGTTCCTTCTACAGAAGTAATTGTTCCTATAGCATTTTTTGTAACACTAACTGTATCTGTAAATGTAGAAGTTCCTGATACATATAACGAAGTTGTACTTACTGTTCCTTTTGAAAAGGTACAGCTATTTAAAGTAGTTGCACTGATTGTGGAACTTGACATAGTACAACTAACAAGTGTTGCACTTACTAATTGTGTACCTCCTGCTCCTACTGTTACTGTACTATTTATTATTTTATTTGTAAGTGTTACAGGAACAGCAGAAATTTGAACAATACCTGTAGCATGATTTACAGCTGGAGTTGCCTGTGTTGTTGTGGCAGAATCACAAATAAAATAAGTTGTCATTCCCTGTTTGGCTTCAGAACCATCAGCTCCATTTGTTTTTAAAGTAACAGCATAAGAACCACTTGTATCATTTTTAACAAAATAACCTTTTTCAACAGCTGGAATTTCCAATGCAATATTTGTTGTTATCGTACCTGTAAGTTGTATAAAAGCATTACGTGCTGTATCTGTCGCTCCATTATTAGCTGTAACCGTAACAATAGCTGTTCCTCCAAGAGATATTGTTGTATATCCAGCAACTGCTTGGTCAACTAAATCAATAACATTAGTATTTAAAGTAGTTCCCCAAGTTCCTGAATTATCTCCATCTCCCTGTTTATCCAGACGTAAACTTGTTGTATATGTTGAAACCATTTTTATGCCTGTCCTTTAATCATATTATCTTCGCCACCACCGGGATTGGAAGGAATTTCCATATCATCTCGACGAGTTCTTCTTGATTCATTAAGCAAATCCATTTTCTCTCTATTATACTGATTTTCCCAATAAATTGCTGCTCCATCATTTTTCATAAAAAAACAAGCTTCAACCATAACTGCATAGAAAAGAGCATTAGAACATTTTTCGGTAAAATAATTTGTTTCATTTGTTGAAGAAGCTAATGCTTCTGGTCTACCTACATATGACATTTCAACATCAAGAGCTGAAACAGGAGCAGGTGCAATTAAAACTCTATTGGCACCAAAATTAGAATAATAACGAGGTGTTCCTGTAGAAGTTCTTGCTGGCCAATAATCAGTTAAATATTCATTAGTACGATGAACAAGATTTACTCGACTTCCATTACTTTTTGTAAAATTAATATTTTTTATAATTAAGGCATCACTTGGTTTTGTAAGAAAAGCATCTCCTGCTGTAAAGTTACTGGAGACATACTTCGTTAAGCCAAGATTATCTATTTCTCTTGTTAACCGGAGTTCGGCTCTATTAATAAATCTTGGAATATTAGTAGAAAATTCATCACTAAAGTTTTCAGCAGTATCTTTAGTAGTTGAAACAAGAGTTTGATATGTCATTGTAGCCATAGTAAGAGTTTACCCTTATTTTCAATTTTTCGGAACAGTTGTAGTCCACGTTTCCAGATTCAAATTTGATACACTTGTCCAAGCTTCTGTTGTTCCTCCAGCTACACTTGTCCAAGACTCTGTTGAAGCATCTGATACACTACCCCAAATAATTGGATTCGATATATTTGCAACAAATTTAACACCTGTCATAGTTAAACTTGAATGTCCAATTATTGTAAGTGTTCCAGTTTTAAAAGTTGCACTTACACTATCTAAACCAACACTTGCAAAACCTTGAGTTGTAAATGTACCAGAATTAAAAGTTGCATTTTCACCTGTTAAAGCTAGACTACTAGTCCCCTTAATTGTTAATGTACCTGTATTAAAGGTAGCATTTTGTCCACTTAAACCAAGACTTGCATATCCTTTAATGGTAAAAGTACCTGCATTATATGTTGCATTAACTCCACTTAACCCAATACTAGCACCTGCAGCAATTGATAAAGAACCAGTATTAAAAGTTGCATTAACACCTGTAAGTGAAGTAACAAAACTACCAACTACAGTAAATGCACCTGTATTAAAAAGAGCACTTACTCCATTAAGAGTTACGCTTGAGTGTCCTCCTAAAATTAATGTACCAGTATTAAACTGTGCTGCTTGACCCGCTAAAACAAGAGATTCGCTGCCTTTTGGAATTGCTCCTAAAGGAGCTTCAGAGAATGAAGTTAATCCAAAAGACATAGTTTATACTTTTACATTAATTTAAATTTTATGAATCTATATAGGCTTTACCTACTGTAATAGCATCTGTATAGGAAGATTTATCACGATTATCAGCTACGGCCCAACTCTTACCAAGTTGCAATTCAAGATGATCCGTATTGCGTTTGACCATTTCTTTGGCACCTTGAGGACCATTGTTCATCTTTATTGCTTCTGTATCATCAGCAATCGTAGCATCAATCAGATCCACACTATGGCCCATAGCCACAAAATGTTGATTAATTTCATCTTCACTTAACCATTCTTCAGGCATCATATTTTCCTTTTGTTTCAAGATTTTTATTTTCGTCCTTGGTTTCACTATTATCAGATAAACTTTGAATCAGGACGTTTACAAAAGAATCCAAAG